ACACAATGTAAAAGAAAGACATGGTAAATGGCAGTCTACACCTCCCTGCCTGAGGGGATCCTTCTTTGGACCTCTTGGGTTGCCTCAAGATACTGGCGATATGAGGGCTTGTCGCCAGGCTCGCTTTTGGTGGTAGCTCACCCTTCGCTGGTGCCGGTGGGGGATCTGATCCTTAAAAGGACGGTTTTCAGTACCGGCGGTACTCAGCGGCAGCGTTGAGGAGGGCCCTGCCAAGGTTGGTGTCGGGGGCGCGCAGGCCGGTGACCTCGACCTGGACCAGCTCGTGCTTGAGCATCTGCCGGATCCGCTGCTCCTCAGAGCAGTACGAGGACTGCATGGCAGCCCTCGCAAACCCCTCCACCGTCCTCTTCTGCTCCTCCCTGCTCTGCTTCTTGAAGTCAGGGTTCAGGATGAGGGAGACCTCAAGCTGGTAGAGCAGGTAGGCGTTCAGGACCACCTCTGCGTACTCCGCAGTGGTGGTGGGGATCAGACTCGGCAGACCCGAGCACATCAGGCACCTGGGGTACCCTGGCGACCGGCTGTTCATGGTCATCAGGGCAACCGGGCCCATGGTCAGCTGTGCGGCGATGTCCATGGCCACACTTGGGAACACCGCCACCACCCTGGGGAAGGTGACTCCCAGGGACTCCCGGGTGGTGCTCACCACCCCGTAGGCGGTGATCAGGCTGTTCACAGCCGTCAGCCCATCCTCGGACAGGCCCTTCCTGATCTTCTCGATCTTGGAGCCCCGGGACATGCCAATGATGACCATGGCCAAGATGTCCATGGTCTTGTCTGGGGTGGCCACTCCCCCGACTACCTTCTTGAAGTAGCCACAGGGCTCCTTGCCCATGATGTGCTTTGCCAGTTTCCCGGCGTTGAAGCCGCGGAACTGGAAGAGCTGCACCAGCTCTTGTAGGACATGGATGTTCTTGCCCTCCATGTCCAGGGTGTCCAGCGCCTGGCGCCAGTTCACCTCGTCGGGTCCGGGGGGAGTCTCTGGAGCAATCTCCAGGACCCTCAGGACCTCCTCCAGGGTGGCGGCCCTCTTCTGAGGTGGCACGCCACTTGGACCAGCTTCCTGGTCCTGGTCCATGGCCTTCCTCTTGGGCGTGGCCACTCTTGCGGGGGCTGGAGGAACCTCCACAACTTCTGCTCCCTCCTCGTCACTGGAGGTTTCCTCTGGGATGAGGATTCTTGTGTTTGCTAGCCAGACATTGATGTCCGGCACAGATGGGTTGCCTCTCTTAACCCAAATGTCGTGGCAGTCTTGAACGTACGTCAAGTACGTTCGAGCAGACACAAAATTTGTGTCTATGATGGCTGCCTCCGCCTTCTCCATCGTCGCGGAGAGGGCTTTTGTCAGGCCCTCCTCCGTCTTCACCTGGGTCATCATGCTTGCCG